TTGTCGATTAAGCCCGAGTACGTATCGAAAATTCTCAGCGGTGAGAAGCGCTTTGAATTTAGGAAGGTCGGTTTTTCCAATCCGGCTGTGCGTACTGTAGTTATTTACGCTACTAAACCGGTTGGTAAGGTTGTTGCGGAATTTGAAGTCACTGATATTTATCAGGATTCTCCCAGCGAGATATGGCGGCGAACAAAGGCCTACGCTGGCGTGAAGAAGGAGTTCTTTGATATGTATTATGCGGGTCGTACCAGCGCCGTCGCTATCGGTGTCGGGCGAGTCGTTGTGTATGAAAGACCCATTGATCTAAAAGAATTCGGCGGTCCTAAAAGCCCCCCTCAGTCTTTTTGTTATATCGACTCGCCTACTCCACAAGTAGCTATGGATTTTTGATGAGTGCGCTATTGATTAAAAGTCCGTTAATTACAGGTGATGAAGTGATTAAGTCATTTGACTTGCCTCGCGTAATTAATAAAGAATTTTTAGAGTCGAACCCCGATGCGAAAATAGCTTTGCTGCCAGATATATTTCAGCATTTATCAGAGTTGTCTGGATATTATCCTGCATTTGATAAGTGGCTGGAAACTAAAGTTATGCCAGGACTTGTATCTGGGGAGCGTAGTATAATTCTGGAGTATCGTAACTCGGGGCTTTCGGGTTTGGCTATTGTAAAGGACGATTCAGTAGAGCAAAAACTTTGTTGTTTACGTGTTTTGCCGATGTACCATGGTACGGGGGTTGGATTGAAATTGTTTGAGCGTTCTTTCGAAACGTTGAATAATTCTTCACCTTTACTCTCTGTGGCAGAAGAGCAACTGGTTAGGTTCCATAAGATATTCAAATATTATGGTTTTGAAATCGCCAAAATCTACCATGATTACTATCGACCTTTTAAAGATGAGCTCAGTTTCAATGGTCTAATTGAATCGGCCCCGACTTCCATTATGGACTTGCAAGTTAAAATCAAAACTTAGATGCTCGATTGTCTTTTTTTAGTGTTTTGAGAGTCAGTCTTTTTAATGCTTTCCAGATAGGTTCGGCTAGAATTACAGCGACGCCGGCGCCAGCTAGAATGAGAACTTTTATTCCGGAGTCCAGACATTTTTCTTTATTCAAGCAGAGAACACAGTCTGGTATCGCCTCCCATACACCATTGCCTGTTGCGCCAAAAATAATACCCAAAATTATAAATCTAATGATTAGGCCTATACCTGATTTTGTTTTAGAGAATCTTCCCAAAACAATTAGGTCTTTTACACCTTTCGCGTCGCTTGCAGTCCACTGATGGCCTAAAAAATTTCGGACGCTGCTCTCATCTGCTATTCGTTCACGATGGTCTAGCCTTACATATTCATTCCATACATCTTCATCCATTAGGGAGCGATATCCGATGTACGTCTTGCCTTGTGAAGAACAATCTTCACTCCGATCCGTCGTTAAGAAACAATGAATTCTGCCAAAATGTGGAAATTCTACTGTTTCGCTTCCGCTGAGCAGTTCCTCGGGTACACCGCGTCGAACATTAATTCGGAAATCAATGATTCTGGTCACGGTCCTAGAGCTAATTAAAGTTCGATCTTTCTGCTCAAAAGTATTCGTATACATCTCTTTGGGGATGTTACGTATCCTGAATCTTATGTAGGCGGAAAGTCTTCGATCACTGTCTGCCGTTTTAGGGTGGGGTCGAGGTATCTCTACCATTAACCGAGTTGAAGTAGTCCCGTTACTTAAGTGTACATATTCTATGCTAAATAGCTCTGAGTTGAGCCTAAGCAATGAGAACGGTTTTTCATCTTTTCCATCCTTTCTGAAGCTGATGTTTGCAAAATTACCTTCTGCAAATCCGTCGTAATGAACTACTTCGTTGAATATGGCTGCAACGCTTTTCTCACCATTGAGCTTTGCGCCCAAATCGCTCAGATCTCGCTTGTCGACTTCCCATGGTAAGTCGACTTGGATAAAGCCTGTAGATTCACGATTAGATATCATTACCCCGATATCCATGAAGGGACCGCTGGATTTATCTCCAATTTCCCAAATATTTATATGTAGTTCATCATCTCGAGCGATAGTGTTTAGAGGGAGGTTATCGCTCGTTGCAGCTGTTAATACAGCTTCTTGACATTTTTCGCATAGCGTTGGAGAGGAGGGGGCTAGTTTTACTTCTGGTGTACTTTCTACGGTAACATTTGGAGCAGCAGATTTTTCGTCGGTAGCAACAGCTTGGTCCCGAACTGGCGGCTGGCCTTCCTGCCGTTTGGGCGATCGATATCGTACAATTATTCCTGAAAATGGTAGCCGCATCATGCGCTCCTTACCCGAATGCGCCAATATTCTGAGCCTTATTTAGATGCATGTCAATGTGCCAGTTGTGTTGGTTGTATTGTATGCTCTTTATATGTATCTAGGTCTGATGTGGCGCTTCGCATTTTTTGTTGTATTTTATAATTATATTGGCTGCTTCGTTTATTTGCCTGCATATTTTTGTGTGTCCCTTGTTTTTGTTGGTGATGCGTAAGTCATTGTTTTGAGTTGGCTCTCGGAGATAATGGGTGCAGGGTGCAGGGTGCAGGGTGCAGGGTGCAGGGTGCAGGGTGCAGGGTGCAGGGTGCAGGCGAGGTGCAATTGCCTTGTTGATTCTTCTTGGAAATAATTTATTGTCCTCGGGCGTATCGGTATTTGCTTTAAGCGCGTTCGATTAATGTTAGAAGTTTCTCCCTAACTCTATTTTTGCGAGTATGGCTGTGATTCAAATTCTTGTTTAATAGGATCCGCTTTATTCAATACCCCATATCATAGACGGCAATTTCATCTTAACTCTATCCTCACGTCATCCCGCCAAGAATGCTGAGTGTTATCAGGGATCAAGGCCCCTGCGACCTGTGGGGAATGTCCTCTACGCGGGACAGGCGGCTCCTTACATCCGGGAGCAAGGGCATCTCATGATCTGGCCTACTGAGCACCGTTACTGGTGGGCGGGTGGAGGCAGCATTGGCTGACGAGACCAGTGCCTGAAGATCCTGAGCCAGGTGCAAGCAGCAATGCGATGACCGGGGCATGCCTGACTGTCAGTCAGGTGCAGTCCATTCCTTGGTCTGCGGCACCATCATCTACATCGCTGTTGATGGTGACATCGGCGTTTGTCACGCCGATTGTCATGAGGGGGATTGCCGCGAAGACATGTGCGATCAGGGCTGCAGCAGTGTTTGAAGTGCCCGGCTCTTTCCAGGAGAAATAGGTGGATACAATTGGCGCAATTTACGACAAAGCGGATAGATTGCTGCAGGACAGCGGGGTTGGCGATGACCGCGATTATGCGCAGAGAAGGAATGTCATCCATTGCTTTCGGCGGGATGTTGGGAGCCGCTGGACATTAGTCATGGAGGGTTATCGCGCAGGGTTTATCCCTCCGGTAGCGAGCCCCGTTGGGTGGCCCATCAATGGCGTGGGCGAGGGGGTTACCGACGTCAGCTGGTCTGGGTAGCTGTTCTGGAATGCCAGCAATGTGTTTGATAGACATTACTACGCTGGGTACGGGTTCGATGCGAGGGGCCGACCTTTTGGGCGCTGGGGAAATCTCTGGTTGGCGGTGAGAACGGCGGAGGCACTTGGGGCTGCTGTGCACCCCATCGCAGGCAAGCCAGCTCCTACACGGGGCGTGCAGTTTTCAAGGGTATGGATGGCCTTTGGATATGGGGGTAGCTCAGCTTACTGAAGCTGGTGCGTATCCAGATCGCTGCAAGGTGGCAATCCCGTGACGGGCCAATCGGGCTGCCCTGAGGGGCTATGGGGTGTCGCAGCGGACACACAAACAAAAAAGGCCCACCTTTCGGTGAGCCTTTTTTGATACTGCGTATGGTGCCGGCACCAGGAATCGAACCCGGGACCTACTGATTACAAGTCACCTGCACACAACAATGAAATCAATGACTTACGCCATTTTCTTGTTACGTGCCAACACCCGGAAACCCAGTGTTTTCAGGGGGTTGCAAGGGCTTGTTACGCAAGGGGGCGGGGGGGCTTTGTATCGGAAGGGTCTACTAGGGGAAGGCTGAGGTCGTAGATGTCGAGCATGGCTTCGTCACGGTGGCCGCTGGCCTCCTGCTTGTCTGCTCGAGTACCTGGTGTATCGGTGATGCCGCGGCGCTTGAGGTCGTGCAGGCCATATCGCTCCTCCTCAAGGATCACTCCAGCCGCGACGGCCTTCGTCATGAACCGCTGCCATGCCGTGTCCAGCCCTGACTTGCTCAGGGCCGTGCCTTGGCTGCCGACGATCAGCGGCCGCCGCTCCGGGCGCAGGGGTGTGGGGAACTTGCGAGCAGTCCAGATCTTCAGCCGGTAGGCCTTGGCCTCGTCCCATACGGCACGCAGACGCGGGGTCCAGCGCACTATGTTGTCCCGGCTGCCTTTCCGGCGGTTGGTCTGAACCCCTTCCTCGAGCTCGTTGGCGTCGGTCAGCGTGACGACTTCGATGCCGCGCAGCCGGCACAGATAAGCCAGCTCCATTGCGATACTCAGGTACACCGGGCAGCTGCTGGGCTCGTTGCGATGCAGGCGCCCGAGCGCCTTGGCCCGATCGATCATGTCTTCCATGACCGCGATAGATGGCAGGCGGCGCTGCCGGCGTTCCTTTGGTGCCTCAATGCCCTGGGCGGGATTGCTGTCCAGGTAGCCGCGATTGCGGCCCCACATCATGACGCGGCGCAGGTATCGCAGCACATGGGCAGCTTTTGAGGGGGTGCCCTCGCCTGAGATCTTGTCGACCAGGCGCTGCACCAGGGCGGGAGAAAAACGCCGCACCGCCAGATCGCCAAGAGGTTTGCCCATCCTGGTTGGTTGGTTCACCAGGACTTCGCGGCAGTAGACGTAATCGGCCTTGGTACGGGGCGTTAGATCATCTTTGAACTGGGGACTCTGGTGGAACTGGTCGCACAGGTAGCGCAGGGTTTCGCGGTCAGCGTTGCTGACCTCGTCCATGATGCGATGCAGCTCGACCATGGTGGCGTCTGCCGGCGCAACGTTGCGCCGGCACTGTTTGCCATGTTCGTCGCGGTGGGAGGTGTACCAGACGCCGGAGCCCCTGTGGTCAAAGTAAATAGCCGCGGGGAGCGCGGCTTGGTCGATGTGACTGGGGATGTGCGGATTATGTTTCCGCTTGCGGGCCTTCTTCATAGGATGTCGGCGTCGTATCGCTCCGATTGGCCAGGGCCAACGCCGCCGGCACGGTTGATAAGGTCAATGGTAGTCCAGGGCCCGGACTTGCCGCGGAACATGCGAATACCCTGTTGAACCAGGGTGCGCTCGACGTCCGATCGCCGCTGGTAACCTGTGATGCGCTGGAGGTCCTCAAAGCTGAGAACGTCGCTGATTCCATTCCCCATACTATGTCTCGCAAAAGCGCCCGCCGGCATTGTCATAGATGGCCGGCGGGGTGGTTATTAGAAGTTGTGGGCAGACTTTCTAGATTCTTAGGTGTCCAGGGCGGCGCGGGCTTGCCAGCCTTTCCACTCACTTTCTACCGATTTGTAGGAGTAATTCCCGTTTTTGGTGCGGGCACGGAGAGGTGAGAATGAAATCTGTGCCTCAAACGCCGCCCGTTCATCGCGCTTGTCGGGCGTATCAGTTTTCTGAGCCCGGCGGTTCCATCCGTCCAGCTTGTCTTCGTTGAACACAGGGGCCGAGGCGAAGCACTCAGTGCATTCGACGAACCAGTCCGGATCTGGCCCGGCGGTGCAGCGGGAATCAGCCTTGCCGCCGCAAAATGGGCACGGAAGAAGATTTGTGTTGGTCATCCTGATGCCTCCTCAATTGTTGCGCTGTGCGGTGAATTGAACGTGTGCATCGGTGCTGCAGCGGTTGGCCGCGAACAGGTCCGGCTGTGCCATCTGGGCTCCGAGCTTGCTGGCCAAAGCGCGTGCAGCTGCATCGGCGCTGATGGTGCTGCTGGCAGTGGCCTTCTCACCGCGCGCCCGGGCGGTGTAAGTGCCGGCGCTGAGGCGAACGCTGATGACCAGGTCGCGGGTTGCGGGTTGGTTAGCGTGCATGTCGGCGCCCCTTCTGTGCTCTCTTGGCTTCGACGTTGGCCATGTAGGTCTCCCATTCCACGGACTTCCGCTGCTGGCGGATCTGGCTGCAGCGCTGGTGCTTCCTGGTGGAGCGGGCCTTGTTGCAGATGTCGCAGTGGTTGGGCAGGTCCAGCGAGTGGCTGGCAAGGCGTGGTCGAGTTTGCTGGCTCATGCACTCACCTCCGAAACGGCGACATCCTCAAAGCAGGGGAGATCAACCTCGGCACCTACAACCCGGATCCCGCACCACCCAAAGCTGTCACCCTCGACGCGACCACCCCAGCCCTCGCTGTCATGGAGCTTTTGGGTGGTCCTCTCGCAGTACCAGCGGTCGGCATCACCGAAGTCGGCGCCACGGTCTTCAAGGATCTCGCACATCACCTCAAGCCCAGCCAGCCGAATCACGGTTCGGACAACATCCCCGTCCTCCTCGTCCAACCGGTCCTCTGCACTGGTCCAGAAGCTGTTGATCTGGTGGGCCCGTTCGGCGGTCAGACGGTCTAGGTCGACCTCGAGCACGACCTCGAAATCCTTCCAGGTTTCCTTAACCTTGAAGCGTTTGATGTTTGCTGGAGTGGTCATTCAGCACCCCCCAGTGCAGAGGCGCCGGCCGGCTCAAATGCCAGAAGCAGCCCGGCCATGTAATCAATGGCTTGCATGGCGTTATCGTCTTCCACGCCGAAAACGTCCCGGGCCATCGCTTCGGCGCGGGAAACAGCCGATTGCCAGTCTGCTGGTGGTTCCTCCGCAACTACGTCGGCGTCCCATCCAGTGGCTCGGCGCCGGCGCATCAGGTTGAGGGCATCGGCAGCGCCCTTGGCCAGCCCGTGATAGCTGCCGTCTGCCAGGTCATCTACGAACGCCTCCAGGGCATCCATGGCCGCAAGGCCGTGGCCCATGCTCCAGGCTACAACCTCGCCGCCGTCCACTTCCCGCGGGACGGTCTTGCCAGAGGCGCCGCGGATTACCAGGGTGTCATAACGCATTGTGTTAGCCTTCTGTGCGCCGACTTCGGGGTTTTCTACTTGCATGTGGTTCTCCTTGGGTTTGGCTGGTGCCCGGGAGCTGCAACTCCTTGGCACCACTTCGTTTTCAAATCAGTTCCGGCGGGCCAGGTGTACGACCAGGTCGTCGAACTGGGCGTCGTCCTCTACTGCGGACTGCCATGCCAGCACGTTGTGGATCTGGGCCCTGGTGCAGTCATCAACCAGGATCTCGCGTTGGCCACCATTCACCCGGACTTCCAGGATCGTCAGCAAGCCGTCCTCGGCGTATGCGCCGGCGTTGATGACGGGGTAGTTGTGACCGGCCTGTACCAGGCGGTCTTGCTCCTGCTGCAGCTGGCTGCGGCCGCAGGCACTGGCGTTTCCGATCAGCACTCGAATTTGCATAACGACTCCTTGCTCAGGCCTGGAATATCCAGCACTTGACGATGGGTTGTTTGGTGATGGTGTAGTTGCTGCTCTTGGCCTGGTGGGCACGCACGGCGCTGTCGACGGCCTTGTTGACCTCGATGAGCTTGTGGGAGCGTGAATCCTTGAGCCGATCGCGCAGCTCGTTGATGTCGGCCAACTTTTGCCGGTGTTCGGCCGCACACTTGACGAAGTCGTTGAGGTTGATCGCGATGAGGTGGTCTTTCTTGCTGTGGTTGACCACTGGGCCGTCGGCATCCAGACCCTGCAGGTACTCGTACACTTCCCAGAACTCAGCCACGACGGGGTGATCAGAGCTGATCGAGGCCTGGCGCTCGATCGCCATCCGAACGAGCTGGGCGCGGGTGTGGCTCACCTGGTCATCGCTGACGGGCAGCACCAGGCGCAGGCAGTCGAGCAGTGCCAGCATTTGCGCGTGGTTGTAGATGATCCGTTCTACGCGGATGTAACCGCTGAGCTTGTTGCCGCAGTGGTTACAGTGGTTTTCCTCGCCCTGAAACTGGGTGCCGCAGGCAAAGCAGTGCGAATGCAGTGCACGCAGCTTGGCCTCATAGACCGGGAGGCGATCTGCGAACAGCTCCAGGACCTCAGCTTCTTTCCGTACTGCCCGAAGCAGGAAGTTGCTGAGCAGCGCGCCGTCCAGTCCATTCAACCGGTCGGCCGCGGCGCGGCTTTCAACTGTCACCTGGGGGCGAACGAAGTGCAGCTTGACGATACGGGTCATGATCGCCTCGGACGCTACAACTGGGGCGTTCTGGCTGATCGCGATGGTGCCGCGGAAGGGCGGCTCATAGGTTTCGTTGCCGGCAGTCTTGACGCCCTTGGTTGCCAGAGTGCCGCCGCCGAAGTAGTCCTTCAGCTCGTCCCACTCGAAGGTCTTGGCGTGGCTCTTGTCGTCGCCACTGCGGTCGGATTCGAGCAGTACCACTGGCATGCCGGAAACCTGCCCCATCAAGCGGCTACGGCCTGCCTTGGTCGACTTGGCAGGGTCGAAACCCTCGTAGCCTTCGCGGCCGAACAGCTTCCACAGCAGGGTGAGCAAGGTGGTCTTGCCGGCGCCGGCCTCGCCGGTGGCCTCCAGGAAGGGGAAGGACTGGTACCGGTGGCGGATCTGCTCGGCGAACAGTGACCCGAACCAGAAATTGAGAGCGACGATGCCCTGGGCGCCGAAGCAGGTCCACAGCAGGTCCAGCCATTCCGGGCTATAGCGTTTGTCGTCCCGCTGCAGCGCCATCTTCACGCCCTTCTGCAAGCTCTTGAGCTTGAGCTTGCCCATCTCGAAGAATTCCTCTTCGTTTACGCCCACGATCTGGCCATCACGGACAGCCACTTCGTTGAACACGTAGCAGCCGTATTCGCGGCTGTAGCCGATGTAATCAATGGTCTGGACGGTTTTGATGCCGAAAAGCTGGTCTTTCATGATCTTGTCCAATTGCTGTCCACTACCGGTGAACACGGCTCCGGCACCCATGCCGAGAAGTCTTTTCTTGAATTCGCTTGCGGTGGCCACCTGGCTGCCGGTGAAGGTGTTTTTCACGGCCGCGCCGTCGTGCGGGAAGTCGACGCGGAAGAAGTACCAGGACTCGTCGGTGATCTCGTTCCGCTGGTAGTACAGGGCCTTCGGGTAGCAGTTCGCGATCTCGACCACGCAGCCGGACATGCGCAACGCCTTGGCCCGGCGTCCTTTGTCGTTGAGCTGCTGGTCTTCCTGGCTCTCGCTGGAATCCAGTGCCTGCATGGCGCTGTTGAACTTGGAAATGTCGAGGCGCCACCAATAGAGGCGGGAGTCGAAGCCGAAGTGGAATTCCTCGCGCTCGCGCCACTGGTACAGCAGCAGGGCCTTTTCCACCGCGCTCTCTGCGATCAGCAGCGCCCCGTGGTGCTTGGCCTCGTCCAGGTCGTGCTTGATGCGATCGGCCCGGGCTTCGTCGTCGTCCAGGAATGCCCAGCGCTGATGCAGATCGTTCCAGTCGACCTTGCGGGCATCCGGCTGAGGGATCTGGGCCGCTTCGCAGGTGAACCCCAGCGACCTGGCCTGCTTGACCCAAGCCTTGGTGTACTTGTGTGCACCTGGTTCGTTGTCGAGCGCCCAAACCAGCTTCGGGGTTTTGCCTTCGCAGGTTGCGATGAGGGTCTTGAGCGATTCTTCGGGGTATGCGTTCGAAGATAGAGCGGCCACGGCGGCAATGCCGTTGTGCAGCAAAGCGATGGCGTCGAAGATGCCCTCGACGATCCACAGCTCTTTCACCTCCTGCAGGTCAATGCAGGGCGGGCACCACCAGTGGCCTTTGTAGCTCTTGCCAGGTTGAAAGCGCGCCTTCTTCTTGCCGAACCGTGCCGGCTGGTCGATCAGTCGCTCCCAGTAGCCGCCGTGTGTGAGCGGAAATCGCACGGTGGCCGAGCCAATTTCAAGGTCACGGTCGTAATAGTTCTCCTGGGTGTACCAGCCCTTTATCAGGTCCAGATTGAAACCGCGGGCGAACGTGAGGTACGCGATCGCGCTTGCGGCCGGTTCCTTGTCGGTGGCCGGTGCGCGCTTGCTCCAGTCGTCGAACAGATCCGGGTAGATCTCCTTGACCGGTGCCATGTAACGGCACTTTTCCTCACGACCGCACCGGATAAACCACGGGTTGTCGTACCGGGAGAACAGGCGTTTCTGGCTGCACTGCGGGCAAGTGCCCTTGCGCATGTAGTCGGTGCCGGCCATGTGCTGCAGGCCGAAGTCGCTCTCCAGGCGCTGCAGTACGTCTGAGCGCAGCTGGGTTTCCATTGGCTGTCGGATCACCGCGAACGCTCCGTCGAAACGGTGCTCAGTTGAGCCTCAAGCGCTTTACGGGTGCGGCAGATCCCCAGCAAATGGGGTACGTCAGCGAGCACCTTGGGTCCACGCTCACCAGACGGCACGTTGCGGTACCGGTCGGAGTACCAGACATCGGCCATGGTGAGGTTGTATTGGCTGCTGAGCCATTGCAGGTAGTGCTTCGCCTGCTGCTCATCCAGCTCGATTTGAAGGGTGATCTTGCTCATATCTGCCACCAGTGGAATGCAGTTTCCCCTTACCCACGCAGAACGGGGCATCGGGAAGGGGTTAGTTCGGGGTTACTTCAGGAGTCGCAGTGGTGAAGCATGCGGCGCGGCAGATAGCGTGCCGGCACTTGGTATCGGTGCTGTGTGATGGTGTCCAAAAGGATCAGCTTCGGGCGGAAGATCCCGCTGGAGGCACACACACCAATCATCTGCAGGCGCTTGGTTGTCTTGCTCTCGAACTCGGCGACGGCCAGTTCGGCGATGCGCTGCACCAGGTGGGATGGCACCTCCAGTGACTGGGCCAAGTAAGTGCTGCAGCTCTCCAGCACTTGGTGATCACCGGAGAGGTGGAGGCCTTCACGGCGGAACAGATAAGCCACAGCGGCACGCTGCATGGCGTCCCGGTAGTCGTTTTCGTAGTCGTTGATCAGGGCGATGGCGTTCATGCGGTGACTCCTTCCATGTCCAACTGGTCGAGCAGATCGGGGTGGTTGTCAGCTGAAGCAGACTTCATGGCCTGGCGCCGCAGAGCGATCGGCGCAACTGGTAGCCGAACAGATGGGTTCGGCATTCCGCTTGGGCTCATTTCATGGGTCATCTCGAACTGGGCCCGGACTGTCCAGCTGCAGGCCTCGTTGACGCACTGCAGGTAGGCAATGCGCAGGAAAATGTGGGTGCCCTCGCTTGTTCTGATACGCATCTTGCTGCTGCAGTGGGGGCATACGAGCTTGTAGGCGCTGCTCACTTCGATCCCCTTACATTGACTGCGCTGTAGAGCTGGATGGTTGCAGCGACTTCAGCGGTGCGGGCCGCAAAGTAGCGGGTCAGGGCATGGATGATGGCCATCGCCTCACAGGCTTCGATGACCCCGTCCTCGATCGACGCAGCGATGAGCTGGTCGATGTGGCCCAGCTTGGCGTCGGTTTTCAGCGAGCGCTTGAACAACTCCACGTTGTCCAGTTCCTCGGTTTTGGTCAGTGGCACGAACATGCCGCCGTACAGTCGAGCGATGAATTCCGGTAGATGAGTGGTTTTGGCTACCTGCTCCAGCTGGTGGATCTGGTCGTAGGTGAGCGGACGGCTGCCTGCGTTTTCATAAACACGGTTGTCGAACTGCTTCAGCTGCAATCCGAGGTGCGCTGCTGCACACTCCCGGCCGCCTGGGTACGCGCAAACAACGGCGCTGACAACCTGGCGCAGGGTCTCTAGAACGGTGGTCTTCATGTTCTGGTTTCTTCCTTGGGCCAGGGTGGCTACTTTTCGATATCGCCGATCTTGATACCGAGCAAAACGGCGGCGCGGTGTGCCTCTCCGAATCGGCCTTTCTTGCGGCCGTTGAGGAGGTCGCTGACCAGGTTCTTGTTGAGGTTGTGCGTGCGACTGAACTCGGCGATGGAGATGCCGGCTCGATCGAGCTTTTCGCGTGCTTGATCCAACGTTAGGGGGGCGGGCATAGTGTTCATCTGTGTTCAAACGTGTTCATGTAGCGGTGATGATGGTTCAATAATTTGGACCAGTCAATGCCTAAGGTTTAAAAAAATGGCCATCGGCGATCGGCTGAAGGAAGAGAGGTCGCGTCTGGGCTTAAGTCAGACGGACCTGGCGACTGTGGGAGGCGTGGGTAAAACCACGCAGATCAACTATGAGAAGGGCGAACGAAGCCCGGATGCTACGTACTTGTCGGCTGTGGCCGATAAGGGCGTGGATGTGCTCTACGTGGTCACTGGCGAGAAAAAGCCACAGGGCTCAGGCAGCCTTACAGCAGACGAAGCATTACTTGTTGAGCGCTATCGGAGCATGACCTCGGAAGCCAAGGCGACGGTTAACTCTGTCAGTGAAGCCCTGGCTACCTTCCACAAGTAGCAAGCGAGCTTTAAGCGGGCGCCGGCCCATACTTCTCTGGCGTTCGCAGGCCGGCGGCTGCGGGGGCGTGGAATCCATGGAATGAATTTCTTCAAGCGTGCTCTGGCACAAGGCGCTGCGGCAGCCGTTATCGTTTTGACGGCGGGGAATGTCTGGGCTGGCGAGTTCAGCGATAAGGTTGAGCGGATTTTTTCATCTTCTGTTATCGCATCCGCAGAAGGGTCGGAGTCGGCCGGTAAAATTGTGTTCAAAGTCCCCGATCGGCAGCCCGATTATTTTGAAACTGGTGACAAGGCGAACAAGGTGTTTGCCATTGAGTCAGTGCGTCTGTTCCGCGACATGCCAGGACTGGACCGCCTCACCATTACCATACCTCGGTCGCACACAGCGCAGACTTTAGACGTGAGTCGATCGCAGGTCGAGAAGCACTACGAAGTCAGTCTTTCTGAACTGAAAGCAGACCCCAGTGCTTGGCGAGAGCAGTTCATTCAACCCAATGACAACCGAGAATCTCGCGCCGAGTTCGTGCAGGAATTTGTCACTCAGAAATGAACCCGACGGGTCTCCCTGGGGTTTCACGAAGAGTAAACAAGTTGAAGTCCCACGCTGATGGCATACGGCCATCAGTTAGGGCTGGTGGCACGCGCCTGTATGCAGAAAATAGGTGACTCCCGAGCGTTAAGTCCGGTGCCATGGTGGTGCCGAGCGCTCGTAACGGAGTATCTATGCTGGATCGCAAGAGCCCAACTTTGAAGGACGTGTTTCGTTTTGTGTGGCTGTTCTGCCGCAGGAAGCCCGAACAGAGACGACAAATCACGATGATTCTCGAGGCCTTCGAGCAGCAAGATAACTCCTAAAGCGTCCGTGGCCTCCGGCTGAGCTCAGGGGCCATTTACTTCCCGTCTGCTTCCTGGATCTTCTTCCAGGACAGATCAGCGGCTTTTTGGGCAGCTTCCTTGGTTGAGTAAACACGCTTAATACGTTTGGGCGTTGTTGATTCTCCCGCTACTACCGACACCTCTTTGCCCGTGGCGTTGTCCTTGTAGAACGCCACCACCCCCGTATACACGCCGTTTTTTGGCTCTTCATAGAGGCCGTCCACGGTGTCCTCTGGCAGCTTGCTTTCCAGCTCCAGGCTGGTGGTGAATCCGCCGTCAGCCGTGAGGCTGTGCTGCACGTTCCCGCCGTACCAGACAATGGCGCCGATTTCCGCTTTGATCCCGTGCAGGCTGTAGGTCAACTCCGGGATGAGGTCGGCGCGGCCCTTGGCCAAGTTGTAGCTGAGCGTTGCACTGCCGCGTTGCAGGCGATTGAGTTCCGAGCGGGCAGCCCGTAGGGCTGAGTCACGATCGCTGTACGTGTGGCGCAACTCCTTGATCTTGTCGCCGCCGCCGGCAATCGCCTCCTGCTTTTTGGTGCTACCCACGTCGTAGTAGAAGGCCTTCACTCCGTCGTAGCTGTCCCGATCGGCCTGCAGGAAACGATGGCCATCGCCATCGGCCCGAGTCAGCGTTACATGAGGAAGGACCAGTCCGCTGGGGGTTTTGCCCCCGCCAGCTGGCAGACACAGCAGCTTCCCGGCTTTGACCGTGATGACCGCGTCGTGCAGCTCGCCAAGCCGCGTCAGTAGATTCGCGTCGGATTCGTTGGCCTGGTCCAGGTGTTTCACCGCGCGTTCAGCCACTGCCGGCGCGATGTTGGTATTGAGTCCGCTGGCACTGGCAATGTCGGCCAGCACCTGGCCAAGCGTGGTGCTGTTCCAGCTGCGCTCGCGCTTTGTCTTCAAGCCCTTGCCCAGATTGGCGGAGCGTGCACGGATGTTGAGCGTATCGGGCGACCCGCTGTGCTCGGTTTCGTCGACGGTGTATGTGCCTTTGTCGACCAGGCCTGTGTCGCTCCAGCCCAGCCACAGGCGAATGGTCGCGCCCTTGGGTGGTATCTCCAGCAGACCGTCGTGATCGCTCAGGCTCAGGCTGAACTGATCTGCCTCAATACCACGGTTGTCTGTCAGCTGCAGGGAGATCAATCGGGGGCTGATGAGCTTGGCGATGTCCTTCCCATCGACTGTCAGCCGGAAAGCTGGAGCCGGGTATGCTGCATCGCGTTTGAGCGCGGCCCGGGCTTCCCGCATGACTGAGGCAACGCGTTGTTCTTCTTCCGTCACAATAGCTGCCTCAGGATTCGGGAATTACGATTAGCCGTGCCTTCTTGGAGGTCCACACGGCCCTCATCCGTTCTCTGCAGGGAAAGGGTGAAGTCGATACGGCGTGGGATGCCGTCCTGGAAGAACAGTGTTTGTCCTTCGCTCAGGCTCTCGATGACGTACAAACCGCGCATGCGGCCTGTGCCGTCGACCATCGGCCAGGCCTTGCCCGTGTTAGCCATCCCCCTGAGTTCATCCAGGCAGGTGATGTCGCCCGCCAGCTCGGGGAGCAACACACCTGGGAGGGTCACGCTGTCATCGCCGCGGCCAACAAACTGCCGGGCTGGCTGCGCACCTACCCGGTTGCTGCTAGCGTGACGCCAATCGGTTTGCCGATTCATCTCTTGGTAGGCCAGGGTGTCGAGGCTGAATACGAACATGCCCAAGGCAAGCATCATGGTTGGTTACTCCTGGTCGTACAGACTGCTGCGCCGGCGGGCGGATTTCTCGCGGTCGCGGCGGTCCAGTTCCTGCCCTACGGCCCGCGCGATGGCCTGTGCGTCCATGCCGACCGGCGCGGGGATTGTGATGTGGTAGGTGTCATGGCTGTCGTTTACCACTGGCGGGGCGGCACCGATCGGCGGGCGGTTGTCCATGGTGATGCCGCCGGAGGCCGAGACGGCTGGGTTGTTCGCCAGCTCCGGTACCGCTGCTTGCAGGTCAAAGCTTCCAGCTTGAGAAAGCTGGCGACCCATGCGGGTGACTGCGTCGATTGGCGCTTTTGCGCCGGCATCGAGGCCGAGGGCCAGGCCCTCAGTCGTGAACCCGCCGAGCTCTGCAAACACCCGAGATGGACTGTGGATTCCAAGCTTTTCCTTGAACCAACCGATGGTTGAGTCGCCGAGCGAACTGATAGTTTCCTTGATCTGCCCTAGGCCGCCCACCAGGCCATTGACCAGGCCGCTGACGATCATCCCGCCGAATCCGGTGAACCGGGCTGGCAGGTCCACGCCCAGGTAGCTCAATACCGCGGCAAATGCCTGGTAAATCAGACCGATCGGACTGAAATTTCGGAGTGTATTTACGATCCCTTCGAGGCCGGAACTGAAACCAGACCGAATTTCACTCCAGGTAGTAGCGAAGTAGACCTTCACTTGGTCCCAGTTGCGATAGAGCAGGTAGGCAGCACCGGCAAGTATTGCCACGACCGCGGCGATGGCGATCGCCACCGGGTTGGCCGAAAGCCCCCACAAGGCAATGCTCACGGCCCTTATTGCCGTCAGCAACCCGCCGCCGAGCGTGGCGGCAAGTTTGCCAAGCACCGGAAGCATAGAGGCCCCTTTGATGCTGAACAGCGTCATGCCGTAGCGAACCATCGCAAATGGACCCAACATGCTGGCCAGCGCAACGGTAAGCGCACCCATGCCTGCAATAAGCACTGCCAGCGCCGCAGCCCCTTTGGCTATGCCGGATGCAAGTTCAGGGTTGGCTTCGATCCAGGTGCGTACTGTGCCGACGACTTCGTTTACGGTTTGCACCATTTCACGCAGGGGGCCGTTTTGACCCTCCATCAGGGAGCCAATCAGTGCACCCCAGCTACCGGTGAGTCTGTCCAGATCTCCCGACAGGTTGTCGCGGAAAGTCTTCCCCATCTTTTCGGCCGCGCCGGTGGTATCGCCCAATGTGGACTGAGTCTCCGCCAGAGCCTGCAGGAATTTCGGGATTTGATCGATAGCCAGGTCTTCTATTGGGGTGCCGAACAGGGCGATGGCTGCATTGGAACGCTCGGCCGGATCTTTGATGCGCAGCAGCGCTTGTGCGGTTTTCTGCAGTGCCTGGCGGGCATCGTCACCACCTTTGGCGACAGCCGTTGACATTTTCCCTGCGCTGAGACCGATCGACGCATAGGCCTCTGTACTGGTCTTCGACATGTCTGACCCGCGGATCGAAAACTCTTTGATCGCGTCGCCGGTCTTGTCCAGGGCGAATTTGCCTTGCTTAGCCATCTTAACCAGCAGGCTCATCGCCTCAGCCCCGTCGAAGCCCATGCCCCGGAAATGCGTGGAGTATTCGTGGAGAATTTCGGGGATTTCTCCGCGCATCTGCGTCGATACCTGCTGCATGCCGGCGGCGACCAGGTCGAAGGCTTCGTCGCTGCTTTTTGCTAAGTTGTTTTGCAGCAGGATCCCGACCATCTGGATGCTCTCTGCTACGTCGATGCCCATGATCTTGGAGAGGTCCAAGGCTCTCCTGGACGCGGAATCCAGCTCTTTGTCGCCCAGGTTCCCCAAGGCGCCAAGAGTGCTCTTCGCGGCGGATACTGCTTGACCGATCTCCGCAATATCAGTGCTTTGGCCGTCAGTGCGGATGTTGCGCATGATCTGGGCGTACTGACCGGCACGCTCGGGTGAATCACCGGACTGGGCGGCGACCAGCGACCCCTGTCGAGCAAGCTCCATCTGGGGCGTCATGAGAGTTGCCCCGGCCATGCCCATACCGACGCCAGCAGCGATACCAACGGCACCGGCGCCGGCCATGCTAGTGGCCCGTCCCTGGGCTTTTTCCAGGCGGCTCTTGGCCTCCGCGACCCTGCGTTGGGTTGCGGCCAGTTGCTTTAGCTTGGCCTCTTGCTGCTCGATCGCGTGGTTGGCCTGCGTCATCTCCTGACGCATGGCGGCGTTGTGTTGGTTGAGGTTGCGCGTGCTGATGCCGGCCTCGCCGAGCCGGCGATGCAAACCCCGCAGCGCCTCCTGCTCTTCCTGCTGCCGTTGCTTCAGCGCGTTGGTGGCCCGGATGGCGGCCTGAAACTCGGCCGTCATCTGTTTGGTGGGGTTCTCGACAGCGGACATGTCCTTGCCCATCTGGCGAACCTTCGCGCGGGCCTCGTCCAGGGCCTGAGCCGTCTGGCGTGCCTGGGCGTGCTGCTGACGCCACGCGCTCACGTCCTTTTGCTGTGCGTTCAGCTCCTTGAGGCGCTCGCGGGTTGCCTTGAGCGCCTGGGCAGTTTGGTGGCCGCTCTGGTTGATCTCGCGCAGCGGGGCCGTGGCCTTGTTGACCGCGTCCAGCACCACCCTCAGCCGTAGATCATTTGCCATTGCTGCCGCTCCTAACCCGCGCTCGCTCGCGCCAATCCATCAGTTCGGTGAGGGTCAGCAGGTCCATGTCTGCTGGCCCCCAGTGGAAAACCACGGCCAGATCGGCCATGGCGTCTTCTACGCAAGCAGGGAGGCGTCCTTCTTCGTTTGCTTCTGCAGCAAAAAACCGGTGACTTTCACCCCGATGGCCACCAGATCGGCAGGGTCGAGCTGGGCCGCCTCTGGGGCGGTCAGCTGAGTAATGCGCGGCAGCAGCTTGATCAGGCTGGTGACGTCCATGTTGAGCAGCTCGGCCAGGTGAATGCCGCGAAGCTCGCCCGACGCCGGTTTGCGCAGGGTGATTTCTTTGAGCAGGTGCGAGCCACGCTTGATCGGGGTGTCCAGGCGGACAGTGTTCGGGTTGGCGGGTTCTGCGTTGGCTTCGACTTCGACCGTAGGTTGGCCGGTGGCTGGGCCCTGGGATTCGAGGTTTTCGGCGTTGTTGTCGACGGTGTCCATGGTGCTTCCTTGTGTGCAGTTGGGTTAGAGGCCGATGGCGCGGCGCTGGGCTTCGAGCATGTCGACGCCGTTGACCTTCTCGATGAAGTTCAAGAGGTCGATCTCGATGATGTCTTCGTTGTCCACGACCAGCTTGTAGTAGCTACAGGTGGTGGTGATGGAGTGCTCGGTGTCTTCACCAGGTGTGGCTTCGCCCATCTCGATGGTTTCGTGCCGGCCGCGCACCACGACCTCAACGGTGGAGACTTCGCCCGTGTCGTCGCGCTGATACGCGCCCGAGAAGCGCAGGCCGAAGGCAGCTGCACCGATGGCGCCGAACTGGCGCAACGAGACCAGGTCAAGGCCGCCCGTGGTCCATTCGAGCTGGATGCCGTCATCCGACATGCCCAGGTCGGCCTTCACGGGGCCGTTCATGCCGCCGCCGCGGTAGCTCTCCATCTTCCGGCCGAGGGGTGGCAAGGTGACGGTCTTCACTACGCCCAGGTAGCTGTTGCCGTCGTTGAACATGTTGAGGTTCTTGAGTTTGCTGGGCATACCCATGCTGGTTATCTCCGATTAGGCGTTGATGCTGCTGGCGAACTGCATCAGGTAGCTGTCTGTGATGCGCTGGCGGAAGGTCAGGTCTTCCAGCGGTGGCACCGGGGTGTAGTCGTAATCCAGCGTCAACTTGCCGGCGTACAGCGTTTCCTTGCCGTTCGCTTCCTCGGCGTACCAGCAACTGCCACCGATCAGATAGCCCGCGGTGATGAGCTCGCGGAACTTGGCGTTGATGCCTTCGATGATGTCCTTGACCAGGGTGGGGGTCATTGGCTTGTCGACGGCCCACATGTGCGCCTCGGCCATGGTGTCGGCCAGGATCTGCGCGGTGCGGGTGTAGTTCTCGAACGCGAATTGCGGATCTTCCGAGCAGGTTCGGCTGCCCCAGAAGCGGTAGCCGCTCTCATTGATGAGGGTGGTGACTTCGTTGGAGTTGAGGTAGTTGGCGTCGGTGGCCGTGTTCTGCAGGTCCCAGAACACGTCGGCACTGATACCTGTCACGCCATTGACCGGCACGTTGGACAAGGTTTTGTGCCAACCCACCTCCTGGTCGATCTTGGCCCGCAGGCCGAGGGCCCGGGCGACGGCCGAGGCTTTGGTCTGGGCGTTGGTGTCCCAGTTCTCGAAGTCAGGCCAGATCACCATGACCTCGCGGGCACCGAAGTTCTCGCGGTAGGCGACCGCTTCTTCCTTGGTCTTGCAGTTCCAGGCGCTGACGTAGCCGAAGGCGCGCAAGTCCTGGGCAATCGAGACCAGAGCAGTGGCCACGGCCAGGCTGTCCAACCCGGGAACACCGAGAATACGCGGCACCATGCCGACCTTGGCCTTGGCGGTCAGCAGCGCCTTCATGCCGGTGTATTTGCCGTCCGCCGTGGTGGTACCAACCAGAGCGCTGGTGGTTTCGGCTTCGGTTGCGCCTTCCTTGACGCGCACGACAATGACGTAGGGTTTGGTCTGGTCAGCAATGGCCTGCAGGCTTCTTTTCAGCGTGCCGGTGGTGCCGGCCTTGCCAACAGCGGCTTGCACGTTCGTGACCAGAACTGGGGTGTCCAGGGGGAAAGTGGCTGCATCAGCGTCTTCGCCGGTGCAGACCAGTCCAATAACGGCGGTGGGGATGGTGCGGATCGGGCGTGTGCCATCGGTAAGCTCGATGACCCGGACGCCGTGGAGGTAGTCGGCCATGGGAAGTGCCTGTGCAGTGGAGTGGGATACCTGCACAGGCTGCTGCACGCGCGCGCCCGAGACGAGCAAGGCGGCTTGTAGGCGGGTGCTTTACAACTGGCCGGCCAGCCAGTCCGGTGCTGCAGGGCGTTCCAGCTGCGCGGGGAACGCCTCGCTTTCAGGCCAGTCGCGAAGTGCAAGCCGGTAGGCCTGCAGCTCCTGGTATTGCTCGGGCGTCAGCGTGGTGCCACCGCCAGCCTCGACTTCGTCCCGGTGTCGCTGCACCAGGGCATCGGTCGCGGTGAGGGTCGTATCGCGCCAAAGGCGTTCGAGCTCGGCCAGTTGCTCGTCAGTAGCCGGATCGGCTGAGGCACTGACCGGGAAGCCTTGCTCGTCAGCTTTGATCACCAGGCCGATTTGCTCGCCGGCCAGCAGCTCCTGGTGCAGTTCTGCGCTGATCTCAACGAGCTCATCAGCGGCCGGCAGTCTGCAGTCTGGGTTAGCAACTGCAACGAGCGGCGCGATCTGGTCGTCGCCCTCGGCCTGCCATTCCGGGTCAGGTACCAGGATCTCACGTGGGCCAAACCATTCTTCGAAGTAGAAGCCGCCATCGATGGCACGGTAGAAAATTCTCATGCTCTGCCCTCCGCCTGCCACATCACCGTGACGTAGTCCGTGTCAGATCCGCCCAGACGCCGGCTGGCCAGGGTGAATCCGGTGTTGTCGAGCGCCACGATGCTGGCCTGTATCTCGGTCTTGTTTTCGGTGCTGGGGTTCACATCGGCGGTCGATGTCATGCCCCCGAGCGTAACTACGGGGTTTTCCGCAAAGGCAGCGGGGAAGGTGACCCGCTGCTCCATGATGTTGGTCATGATCGGCGCCACGCCGCGCTGGCGGACAGTACCGGTGTCAGCACATCGCCACCAGGCCGGATTGCCAAAGGCAGCCGTGTTCTTTGGTCGGTTGACCTCGGTCCAGATGCGCCCCAGGTCCAGCGTTCCCGCCTGCGCCCGCAGGTGGTCGGTCGCCCATCCCAGGTAGATCTTGGTGTTGCTCTGGTTGGTACCGCCGCCCTGTTGAACCGGGGTGTAGCCCAGGTTCGGCTGCTTGGTGTCCAGAAAGCCGTTCACCTCGACTTTCGTGTAGGCATCGCCGATGCCGTAGCCGGCCAGAGTAATCGCGTTGTTGGCCTTCTTCGACAACAGCCAGTCGATATCGGCCTGGGTGTAGGCATCCTGGATGCCGTAGCCGGCGAGCGTGGTGGGGTTCCAGCCCTGCACCACCTGCCCGCGGACGTTGACCTGAACCTTGGTGTAGGTACCGGCGGCAACACCGGTCGGCTCGTCGACGTGCTGTCGCAGATCCTCCACAACCAGGCGGACGTGCAGCTCTGTCGCCATCACGGCCGCCGGGTCGATGATCAGGGCGATGTCCTCGGCATTGCTGACATCGAGCATGATGCGGATCAGCAGCACCCGGCCGGTCCCGCTGGAGTAGGCGGGCTTCCACGTCAGGGGGTAGTTGCCGATCGCAATGACGGTACCGGTGTCGTCTTCAAGGCTGATCTCGTTGACGTGCCAGCCCCCAGCATTCGTGGGAATCGCCATTTCGGCGATCACCACTGAGCCATCTTCCACCGGTGCATACAACTTGTTCAGAGGCGCGTTGTAAACCTCGTGCACCAGGACAGTTTGCTCCTCGGTCGGCGGCTCCTCCAGGGGGTTGCCGTCACCGACAGCCATCCTGGTGATCAACAGGGGCTGATTCAGCAAGGCAGCCTGGGCGAGCTTCGTCCGCCCGGCGGGCGTCAAAATGCAGAAGTATTCAGACATGGCGCCTCTCGCTATGCAATGGAGTATTCATCAACCAGCGCCGCTACCAGCGCCTGCAACTGCTGCCTGGTGATGGCGTTCGCCAGCAGCGATTCGCCGAAGGTGTAGAGGTCGCCGATCTTCGAATTGCGCAGGCCTCGGTTGCTGACGTGGTAGCCGAGCTCCAGGTAAGCCGTTTCGTCCGGAGGAGTGAATGCCGTGGTGTTGATCGCCGAACTAAATACATCGGCCTGGTTGATGGACATCGACATCCTGCGGGTTGAACTGTCGAAGTCGAGCACGATGACCATCCATGGACCAGCAGGCGGGTCCATGGTGACGACATAGTTGTCACTGGCGCCGATGTTGAACTTGCCAGCACCGGCCGGGTTCTCGTAGAGGACTCCGTAGTGACGGAGTACCCGGCGGATGTAGGTCTCGCCGTTGAATCCGCACAGCACGTTGGTCAGGTAGTTGCCCTCGCGGTCCAGGTCATCCAGGTTGAGCACTAGGACTTGGGTATACGACGGCGTCAAACTGCCCACCGGCAGGGCGAGGCCGGCAATCGCGCCTTGGCCCCCTGAGGCGGCAGGGCCGGAGCCCAATGCCTTCATGCCATTGACCGTGGTGATCTCGAAGCGATCAGCGTTCAGCCCCCGAGCAGACAGCACGGCGCCAGTGTATCGGCAGCGAGCCTGAATGCCATTAGCTCCCACGGTCATTGCACGGGCGCTGACTACATGTTTCAGCCCCGGGGTGTTGAGCGCGATCGAGTCGGCCAGTGTCTGGATAATCCGCGGCGAGTTGGCGGTTGCAGCTGGTTCGACGTCGGGCAGGTAGATGAATTGACCTGGCATGGTGTGAGTCCTTAAAACTGTGGTTAGGCGGCGGTTCGAATGGAAATTTGCTGATGGCATGCCCAGTTGAAGAGCGGGCGGCCATAGGCATCGAGGTCGGGGCTGCTGTCACGCAGGCAGGAGCGAGCACCAGTGTCAGGACCGCCGTGCTGGCCGGCCAGACCCGCGTCAGCGATGCCGATCATCTGGCTTTGTCCTGTGGGTACCTGGTTGAGGGTGACCTCCAGACAGTTCTCGCCGATCAGGCGCACGCGCACCACTTCCGCGCTGTCGCTGTCGTCGAAGTAGCGAACCCCCCAATTCCCGGGGTCCTTCACGTTGATGGTGTCCGCCTGCAGCGGGCCTTGCGGCGTATGGAAGCGCACGATGACGGTGGTGCCGGACCGCACTGCTGCGACGGCATGTGTTGGCAGCCATGTGCCGCCGTTGATCAGCGCGTTGGCCGCCCGGGCGTGCATTGCACCGATACGGGTGTAGCTGTCGCCGGTCAGATGCGTGCCATCTGTGTTGGTCGGTACCCAGTATTTCGGACCCGCGCAGACGACGCGCTCGGGGTAGTCGAGCGCGGCCTGCAGCTGGGCAAGTGGTACGTAGCCGGTTTCCAGGTTGTAGTTGGTGAAGTTGCTGACCTGGTCGAGCAGCAGGCGCACCGGTTCATCGTCACCTTTGATGGCACGGAT